CTTAACATTCCTATCGTTACTCTGTACTTTGGATCTGAATCATTATGTTCTTTTACTTTGTCTTTTAAGATCTTTTCTACTCGATTAGATAGTTTCTTTTCTTCTTGATCTATTGGTTTTATTACTTCTAACTTAGATACTTCAACTGTTACTGATCTATCTGTTCTTTCATGTGATCCATCTTCTAAGATAGCCCATACTCTAATGTTTGCAGTTTCTTCATTTTGATTTAGTGATTCTATAACACCATGTATTGTTGATGGTGGATCAGGATCTTTATTTATACTCCATGAAACAGAATCTCCTACTTTGAGATCTGAAAACATCGCTTTATATCGTTCTATTTGTCTTAATCTTCGTTGAGCTTCAGCTCTTGTTGAGTAACAACCAAACTTTCTTTTACCATTTTTTGAGTAAACACAATACTTACCATCTTCTTTTTTTATTTTTTTAGCTTCGATCCAAGAGATATGAACTCTCTCTCCATCTTCTAAAATTAAGAATGTATCGTCAAACTCATCTTCATCTTTTTTTTTAGACTTATTATCTTCCATTAATGGATCTAAATTAGGATCTCCTGTTGGAACTTGACCTGAAAATATTCTTACATCTGAGCCATCTGTTGGAACTTCTACTTGTTGAATACCCCTAAGATAAACATCCATATTTGGATCATCTGCATTAAATCCTGTTGCTTTTCTTGCCTCTGCTACTGTAATAAAACCTGCTTGTAAACCTTTAACAATCTTATCCATTTCTAATTGTTCATCAGATTGTAAAGCTCTTACATCTGACAAGTCATATTTCATTACTAAATTGTCCTCATCTGTAAAATCTTCTTGTAGTAATTGATTCGTAAAGTCTGACGCAACATTCTTCCACATAGGAATAAGTTTTTGTTCTGTGAAGAAGTTTCTGAGTTCTGACACGTTATTATAAGTGCTTGATGATAAACCTGATCCAAGACCAGCAAGAATTGACGGAACACCTAAAACAGCAGATATTCTTTCTTCATTCACGTGTCTTAATTTACCTATCTCTAAATCTTTTGGAGAAAAAGAAAGAGTTTGAATATCTACTTCTCCACCGGATATAACTAATGGACGACCTCTATTCTCTCCTCCAAATCTTCTTCCAAATACTTCTGCTATATTCTCTGATTCTTCTTTCGTCATAGATAAATCATTTTTTGGAGATATAACTACGCCCGGAACACCCATATTTTTTACAAGAGCAGATGCCATCTGTGATGCTGCTGCATCTCCAAGTATCTCTACCATTACTGATCGTAAAGGAGATAATCCTCTTCTGTGGTTTCTAGGATCTATTTTTTCTCTTATATGGATCATATCTTCACGTGGAATAAATAAGTTTTGTCCTTTTTGTTTATATTCATAATGTGTGATGAGTTCTTCTCTTGTACCTTTAACATCAACCTGATCTGGAATCAAAGGATATAACTGAACAACCCCACCTGCGTCATTACGAAGTTTTAATATAAATGCATCTCCTGAAACACTCATAGAAGTAATAATGTACTGATTGAGTAGATTACCTGACATATATGGACTAGGTTTTCTTAATAACTGAGTAGCAGGATGATTAATTATCATCTGCTCCCCATCATCAGACATTTCATATACCTGAATAGGAGCTTCCGAGAATGCAGTACCTAAAACATTAAGACAAGCAAGTGCTGCAGAGTTTCCCTCCGGACTTACTTGATCGACACCACTAAAAAATCCTATATCACTATTAAATGGAAATACTACTTGATTATTAGGAAAATTCCCATACGCTTTTGTTTCTTGATCTCCCTGTTGTCTAAAAAAATCTCTTATATTATCTGTCAAACCCATTTAGGTTACATCCCATTTTGTCTTTTTCACTATCCCATGTCTTGCAGCATAAGACAATGCATCTACCTGATCGTCATGTGTACCAGACGGAAAACTTACTAATTCCTTTTCAAATTCTATCAACCAATTCGCATTTTTCAAAAAGTAAATCGTACCATTTTCTACACCAGCTGCAGCAGGAACTGATCTTGCTGTTTTAGATTTATCCGCTTTTAAATTTCTTATTGGTAATCCCTGTCGTCTAGCCATTTGAATAATACCTAATCCGAATGATGAATCTTCTACTCCAAACCATGCTACATTCCAATCATTGATAGTTTTTTCAATTACAGGAAGTAACTCAGGAGCTTCAAGTCTTTTTCTGAATACATCAAGAACTAATAATTTACCATCTTCAGTAGTACCAACAACCATAATAACTGAATAATCTGCAGTTTCTTTTATTGATAATGCAGTGTCCATAGTTGCATATATTGATAGATCTTCTTTATCATACAATTTACCATCAACTAAATATCCGTTCTTTGTTTCTTCATAATACTTAAACCATTCTCTTTTAAACATGTTTCCAACTTCTGTAAACTCTGCTAAGAACTCTTGTGCATAAACAAGTGATCCTAGTTCTTCACGTGCTTGTTCTAACTCTTCTGAATTTATACGTGGATTATCAGACGTTTGAAAATGAAATACTTTCCAATCTTTTCTTCTTTTAGCAGATTCAAACAGATCAAAAAACCAATTAACAGAATTAGGAGTAGAAATAAATAATGCTTTACCAAAACTATCTGCGAGTATTGGTCGAACAGTATGCCATGTTTCTTGATCCATATAAGCTGCCTCATCAAAGATCACTAATGAAATACCACCTGCTCCTCTTAATGATTCAGGTTTATTAGCTGATTTTATCTGTATAGATCCACCATTCTGTAATACAATTCTTTTCTCTACTTCTCTAATCTCTGCATACTCTTCCGGTAACTGTCTAATTAAAGATTTAAGATTCAACCAAGCTTCTAAAGATTGAGGATATACAGGAAAAATTAACCATACTTTTAATCCTTTCAATGCTTGATCTACGGAACTTACAAGAGATAAAGTTGATTTACCCCACCTACGTCCAGCACAAACTATTGTATATCGATTTTCGTCTAACGACTTAATTACATCTATCTGACCTACGTGTAAATCAGGAGGAGTTGCCTCAATAGTCCGTATCGCCATCCTGTTCCCAATCCCATTTAAAATTGATCTGTGGATATTCCACGTTGGTAACTTGTACCTGTGGAGATCCTATTCCATAGATCTGTGCTATTATTTTATAACAAACGTCAAGTAAACCTTTCAACTCAGTAGGATTCATCTGTCTTAGATCCTTTTCGGATATTTCGGAGATTATATTAAAAATTACAGGTTTTATCTCTTCTGCTAAATCTCTAGCAGTTTCTCCTACATAAGATAAAACTGTACTTATGATCTGTTCATTCTCTACTTTATTAATTGCATGAATACGATCAACCCAATGATTTTTAGATGAGATCTGTTCTATTCTTCTATCCGTAACTCCGAAGAACTCCGAAACTTTTTTAAGAGATCTTTTCGCTCCTAAATCTTTGTAATAAACAAATCTTTTATAGTCAATATTGGATTCTCCTATCTGTTGTTGATGTGGAAACGGGATATGCAAGTTATCTAAATAATCCATGATTTATTATATCGTATTATCTTTCTTTACAATGTTCACTACCAAATTTGCAGTTACATATTTGAACGAAAGATCCGTCCTCTTTAAGATAGATTGTACAATTAGCCATTCTTTCTAAAGTTTATCGTAAGCAACCATATAGCTAATGTAATAACAATACCTAATCCTGTAATTCTTTGTGCAGCTCCGGTTAAGGTAAAATATGAAATAATTAGACCAACGAGCGTCCAGCTAAGACCTACTGTCTCTCTTATGGCTTCAATAAACCATTTCCATATCTTTTCTATCAAATCTCTCTCCTATAACCCATACTAAACATAGATGCAATTCTTACCAAAATTGTTGGAATAACAACCTCTTGAGATTTTTCTCTTTGATCCTGAGTCATTCCTGAATTAATATCTTCTATATTTATATCTGAAATATCTACATTTACCAAACTTTGAATAGGATTTTCAAGAAACTGTTCAACCTGTACTTCCACGATAGAATCAGCCAAAGTGTATGGCATCAAAGAGTCTTTTCCATTTTTTATACTTCTTTCAACATATTCCTCAACAGCCTCTTTAACAACAGTATTATCTTGATCTTCTAAGATCTCAGATATTATTTTTACGTCCTCAGTTTCTTCAAAACCTAAAACCTCTGCAACTGTTTCTACTTGTTCCTCCGTTAATTCTTCAACTGTTTCTGTATCTGTTATCTCTGTAACTACTGCTTGAACAACTTTTATTGTTTGTATGTCTGCAGATTCTAAGGATTGAACTCCAATCTCTGACACCTGTTCAACAACAGTTACAAGTTCTTCAGTTTGCAATGTTTCAACAAATTCTTCTACTTTTTCTTCTAGTTCTTCTTCGTAGATTTCTTGTTCTTCTACTGTAAGTTCTTCCAACTCTTCTTCTTCAAGTATCTCTATTTCTTCTTCCAAAATCTCTATGTTTACAACTTCTTCAATTATCTCTTCTACAACATCAACTATTATTTCTTGTTCTTCTTGAGTAAGATCTTCTATATCTTTTTCTTTGATCTCTTCAAATTCTTCTTTCGTTATCTCTTCCGGAAGTATTTCTTCTAAGATCTCTTCTTCTATTTCTTCAAGTATTTCTTCTGTAAAATCTTCTTTTTCTATTATTTCTTCGTCTATTTCAATGATTTCTTCAGGTAATTCTTCTTCTTTTGTTTCATCTTCAGTAATTATGATTATATCTTCAAAATCTAAATCTAACTCAAATACTTCTTCTTCAACTCCGAACTCTTCTTCAAAGTCAATTTCTTCAAGTTCAATAATGGTTTTAATAAATTCCTCTTCTTCTTCTTCAGATTCAAATTCAAATATCTGAAAGTTTTCTTCAAGCTCCAATTTTTTTTCATTAATCTCCATCTGTTCTTCAAATTCAAGTATTTCTTCCTCAGATAAATCGATAAGAGTATCTTTATATTCGATATCTTCATTCTCAAACTCCAATTCAAATACCAAATCATCATCCTCAAAAAACTCTTCTTCGGTATTGTATTCTTCTTCATCTATTTCTATTATACAATCCCCGCGTTCTATTTGTTCATCTGTCATTTCGCAACCATAATTGTTTAAGTTGTCGTATCTCTGTTGATCTCTTTCAACTGTTCCATCTTCTATTTCTGATTGTGTATATTCAACTTTAGAATCTCCAATAACAATAGTCCTAGATTCTCTCTCCCGTCTTTCAGAATCTAACTCCCAATATCCTGTTTCTTGTTGATTCTTATCTCTTTCCCAATTCTGTGCAGCCACAACTCTTTCATTTTCTTCTCTACTAGATCTTTCTTCGTTAGTTTCATAAATACCGGTTTCAATAAAGTTCAATTCTTCTTCTGTTGGAGGCAACGTTGTAGTAGTTGTTGTTGTGGTAGTTGTAGTAGAAGATGTAGTAGTAGTTGGTGGCAAAGTTGTAGTTGTAGTAGTTGTAGTAGTTGTAGTAGTAGTAGTCGAAGATGTTGTAGTTGTACTTGTATCATTACAATTACTAGACGGAGCAGACCAATTCCCTAAATTTACGAATGGAAGTTGATTAGGTATGTTTATCGTCTGTTCAGTTGTTAATGTACTGTAACTATTATCTGTATCGTTATCGGATCTTATTTGTGTTCTGAAAGTACCATAAGGATTTTCAAAGTAATATTGTAAATTTTCTAAAGAAAAAACATAATACTGCCACGATAAATTATTACCATGTCCAAAAGATGTTGCAACACAAAAAGATGAAGTTGTGTCAATAGAAGTATCTCCAATAGTAAAAAATATAGTATATTTTTCAGGTGGACTATCTTCAAAACCATCAGAAGAATATATTCCAATAGTTAGATCTCCTGAAGATGTATCTAATTCAATCGATTGATTATATGGAGGCTGTGTAGGAACGTGATCTGCAAAAGCTATTTGTGGACATATCAAACACAATACAAATATTAATCTACTTAACCTCCTGAGCAACAGCCCTGTCCACAACAGTCCATAATATCCTCCACTACATCATCGCTTGTAATAAAACAGAAAAAGAAATGATTATGCCCATATAACTAAAAAATTCTGTTTTTGATAACTTTGAATTTGTTTTTTCATGCAATTCATCAATACGCCTGTTAATCTCTTGCTGGCCTTCAATTACCATCATAATTAATTCTTTTGTAGTCATTCCATTATTTTCTGCCATGTATTTAATGTACAGGAAAGATCAGATATTTTGAAATTTTGAGTCTATCTTTTGTTTGATCTTCAATAATGATACAACTTCTTTTTAGTACGACATGGACTATTCCGTATCTCCATATAATATCTTGTGATTCAGGAACTAAAAAATCAGTACCAGCTTCAACAAATCTTACTTTTTGATTTGGTTTAATTTTCATCAAAATCGTAATGCATTTTCTTTGCAGCTTTTCTGTATTCCGATTCCCTTATTGCTTGAGCTAGTAACTTATTTTCTTCTTTTATTAATTCTTCAAAAACACTAAATAAAATATTTAGTAAGTCATCATAGCTTATACCCCATAAAACTTGATTAGAAACAGGAGTTTCAGTTAAAAGATTAAAAAGATCTCTTCTTGTATAAACTATTGACCATTTTGATTGGATTTGTTTGACGTGTAGAGTAAATTCAACTCCTCCATAATGATCAAAAAATATATGATGATCTCTTATTGGATCTAGTTCTTTTTTATTGACAATTCTGTTCCACAAATTAAGATCCAAAAGATGTTTTTTAACAACTTCATAACCTCTATTTATATCATCAGAATAAGGTACTGCGTTCATAATTTGGTGCGATTATTGATAATTTATACATAAATAATCTGTGATCATGCATATCACACTTCTTGCCCTGTATTTCAATGTCAAAACCATTTACTTTTTCTGTTTTAACCTCTGATACCCTCTGTGCATAATCCTTTATAAAATGTTCTCTTAAAAAAACAGAACTACATACCCAAGTATCTTTATTTCTTATCAATATTTCTTTTACTTTGTTTCTATCTGACACTTCAACCTCCCTATCCAAATAGATTCAGTTGTTTCTCCATTTTGTCGAAATCAACTTCGTAATTTTTATTTTCTCCTTTAGGATATTTTAGTATCTCTAAACGAAAGTTTTTCATAATATTCTTTTTTTCTGTCTTAGATCCTATGACGTAGATATAACGATGTTTACCCTCTATATTTACTTTTCGTAGATCATAAAACTCTATAATATCTTTATTAGTTACATCAGGTTTACCTAGTTGTTTTTTAAAAGTAGAGCTATGTTTCTTATGTCTAAAATTTTTAAAATGAAACTCTTTACCATCAGGATAACGATATTGAGTTGTGTTTGAAGATATTCCGGTATAGATAAAATTAGTCGCTTGATAAATATATCCATGATGGCCACTATTTGGATCTGCAAAACTAACAATAATTGTTGGTTTAGGTAATAACTTAAATGTTTTCGATACAAAAGTAGATAAAACGTTTTTTGGTAAGTTATTTTCTGTTATTAACCTGTTAAGTTCATAAACGATAGATTTATAATCTTCTCCCGCTATTGACGCTGCTAGTGTAGCCGATGGAGACATTCCATAAGTAACAACACCTGATATTATTCCATCAATATAAAGTCCATAAGCATGTGATACTTGACACATTCTTTTTGCGTAATGTTTATTTAAAATCCAATCACTATAAACATTCTTCGGTACTTTTTGTACTGATATTTGCATAATATACTCTCCCATCGTTAGACCATTTCTTTTGTTCTTCCCAATAAGTAACATCACAATCCGAACAAATAAATCTAAAACCTCTAAATATTGTTCCTCTTTTCTTCCATATATCACATTCCAAACATAAATATCTAGTTAGACTCATATTTACCCCAACAATGTTTAGAACTATTCCAATGATGCCATCCATCGTTATAAGACAACCATCTAGCAGTTTTTACGTTTGTTTCGGGATCATACATATCAAGATCTCTTTTATATATATCTTTTTCTAACCAACGTTCTGTCCGTTCATTAAACTGAAATAAGCCCTGATCACGTGATCCGTCTTTGTTTATTCCTGTAGCTTTTGAATATCCTGAACTTTCACAATAAATTATGGTAAGTGCAAGAGCGGTTTCTTTTTTTGGAAATGTGGAACTTACCAAAGGAATCCACTCTTGCACCTCCTCTATTATCTGACATTGTTCAACGACTTGCGGAATGTCGTTAACTGTATTTAGGTTAAAATGAATATCAGATAACAAACTACAAGTTAACAAAAGATCTAACATTGCAAAAGTGATCACTCTTCTTCTCCAAGTTGTTTTGCACCTAGTTCAAGTTCAATACCCATATCTACATTTTCTATTGAATGTTTTTCTTTTTCTAAATCTTCTTTTAAAAACATTTCATTTTTAATCTTCCATGTTGGATGAAATAAAGATTTATCCTGTTGAAACATTTTATTTGCTTGTGAAATGTCTGATACTTTATAATCTTTTTGTAAAATAACCATAATTGTATAAGTTTTCATAATGCCCATTCATTTACATATTTTTTATGTTTTCTAGGAGTACCATCAAGATTCAATCTTGCTTTCATCATTCCCTCTACACAATGACAATCTTCAGTATATATTGTCATGCCTTCTTCTTTTTGTAACAAATATACTTGTTGTCTTACACGAGTTACAGACCGATCAAGAGAACAAATCTCTCCCTCTAGTTCTAAAACAGCTCTTACCTTTTGTAAATTTGTTATTTTGTTATTAATTTTATACAATTTTCAACCTCCTATTTTTGTATAATATATTCTTTTCTTTACTCTTCTCTACTCTACTTTGTAATATCATGAGTTGTAACATCGTTATAACACGTAACATTACTTAATCTCATCTTTTATTTCCGGATATAACTTTTTTTGAAGATCTTTATACTTCTTATTAGTTTCTTCCTCTTTCTTTCTCTGTCTATATTCTTTTTGTCTTTGTGCATTCATCTTCCTGTATTTATCAAGTTGTGAATACTTATCCTCCCAATCGTGAACATAATATCCTGATTTCTTCTTATCTATAAAACCTGAATCAACCATACTCTTTAAGAGGTCTTTACCATCCCAAACTAAGTCTTTACATAGTTCAGGATGAGGAATAAAGCCCGGTTTTTTTCCATATTCAAAAGAATATGCCCAAAGTTTTACTAAAGCTCCTATTGATTCCATTTGTGATAATTTATTCATGTTAGCAAATTGAACTAATTTAGGATTTCTTAACAAAGATACATCTACTTGAATCCAAGACATCACTCTCCCTTATCGTCATCTATTGATGACAAGTTTACAAGATCAGATATTTTATTCTTTATACTTTGCATATTATTTATTGATACATTTTGTTTACTGATATTCATTTCTCCTAATGCTTGTGCAGTAAACATTCTTGCTTTATCCATATCATTTCCGGTAACACTAAGAGCGTAATCTTTTATGTTATTCATAATATGTTGTTTAGATTCAGATACATCAGTAGCTTTTACTCCTGCATCCTCTAACTTCTGATCCAAAGGAGTTTTCTCTTTTGTATAACCCTCATACTTGTATGTTACGTCTTGACGCGGTTTATTTACAGTTTCCTGCGGCTTTTTAGACGTTTCTGTCTTGTTTTGGACTATATCCTCCATCTCTTCGTATAATGGTTTTTCAGAGAATAAAACCCTTAAACAACGTCCTCGTGCGACCGATTCTGCCTTTTCTAATTTTTTATCTCTTACTATCTTTTCTGCACCATGTCCTGTACAGATAGGATCAGAATCTCCATTATAGAAAGTCGCTTTAAACACAACTAGATCTCCCATTTGATTTACTAATTCTGTAATTAGTCTCCCCTCCGGATATTCTTCATTCATTCTTTTAATTAGATCATCTACTTTTACATAGTCTTTAAGATCCATTTTTTACCTCCTTATTTTTTCCTAAATATTTCATAGTCCTACAACCATCCCAAGTTGCATTACCCCACGCAATATTTTCCGCGTATTTATATCCTCTGTCTGTTTCTATTGTATAGAAGTGGATATAACTGTGTTCCACATTCCAATATAAGAACTTATACGTCCAAATAAATTTGTTTGGTATTTTGTTCTCAAACATCAGATTTGTTTCCAATCAAAGTCTAGTTTATGTTCATTGTCCTTATACCAATCAACAGTTCTATAACCATTTCTTATCGCACAATCAGTACAAACGTTAACTTCAATCCCATGAGTATTATGATTCTCAATATACTCTTTTGTAGTTTCACAATATTCACACATCAGAATATATTGTTTTTGTCGAGAATCTCTCCTTTTTGTAATCTAGTTACAAAATCAGATTTATCCTCTAGTCTTTTTTCTGTGATCCATAAAGATATATAACAAAATGTAAAAATCAAACTAATGAATCCATACATTACAAGAAATAGATAAAACCATTCTTGAATCATCATTTCAACCTCCTTTTATATGACTTTAACTTACTTACTAGACTTTTGTGTTCTTTTTTACCTTTTTGTAAAATATGTTTATATTCTTGATCCTCGTTTTCTCTCCAACAAGTAACAATATCAAACCAATCTCTATCAATACCGTAATCAATTTCTTTTAATATAAAATCCATAATTAAAACATCTTTTTGATTATCAATACTGAAAATACAATGTTTATCATGTTTCCAATGGTTAGTGTGATCCCAATTAAAAACCTTTTTGTTAAAGAAAGAATTTATATCATCTTTAGATATGTCAATTAAATTATCCTCTATATCTTCTTCTAAGTTGATAAAATATAATTCATCATCATAAGGTATAGACCACGTTGTAGAACTCATTTTAAGTTTCACATCAACCTCCTTAAAAATTTATTGGATAATGACAATGTTCACAGAAGTAAACCTCATCCAAAACATTTTCACTACCATCGAATTTGATAGTTTCTTCACAACATAGACAATTAAGAGTCAAACCTTTTAATTTGTTCTTTTCTACTATGTCTTGAAAGAATAATACATTACTCATTTCAACCTCCTATATATAAGATTACTACATAATAAAAATTTTGTCATTGATTTTAGAAAAATTTTGTCAAACGTATGTTATATAATATAAGTGTTTCTTTAAGGAATCGGCTCCCTTATCGTGTATGTACGATTGGTTTCAACCTCCGTACCCTTTCAGAAACACAAAAAGAGGAGATTTCAAAATCTCCTCTTTTTAATTTAAGATCCTAAAAAGTCTATTGCTAGATCCTTTTAAGTTCTTCCTCTAATTCTAGTAAAAGCTTGTTGTTTTTACTATTCATATACTTGATGAAATCAAACATCTCGTAATAGAAGATCTTTAACAAATTACGTAGATCTAGTTTGAATTGCAACCAAGTTTTGCTCAAGCATCCTCAAAGGTTTGCTTTGGTTTATATTGTTCTAGCCCATTTTGAAGAACAGAAAGAGCGCTAGTCATAAATGCGACTCCCACTAACTCCATTACTTGTGCGTCTATTATTCCTGTGGAATTTGCAAGATACAAACTGATAGCAGATTGTAAACCTGTTCTAAACGCTTTATTCAAAACGAACAACCAATATTGTTTATTTTTCATAGATTTCTCCTATTTGATTTATTGAGCTTGAAGTCCTTTTAAGATTAAAGCTTTCCTGAGAGCACTCATTTCTGCTTTTACCTGTTGTAGTTCTTCAAGTACAGAATTATCAGACGGAGGAGTATAATCAGTTGATTTATTAGATACCATGTCTCCATCGTAATCAATATAATTAACTGTTACTTCCTCTCCGGATTCAATAACAGGAGCTACACGTTTGTAAACTTCCTTATATGCATCCGTACTTCTTCCAATAAAATTATCTTGTGAAGTTTTTCCTAATAAAAGGCAGCCCGCCGTATCGTCATCGTCATTCCCGATATGCCAAAGCACGTATTTGAAATCCTTGACATTATCAACATGAATCATGCCGATATGATCACTAAATTTCTTAGAGTAACGCGTGTGAAAGCCGCCTTCTTTTCTTAATGATAAGTTGTACTTGCCTGATGGGATTCTTGTCTCGCCCCATACTTTTGTTGTTTGTTCTTGATCTTCTAAGGTGTATGCAAGAAATTCTCGTTTGTTGTTGGACACGTCAAAGAGGATTCCATTTGTGAAATCATCAGAACTGTTAAATCTTAATACTTCAAGTTTCATAATTTACCTGATAACGTTAATTTTACTCCATTTCTCTTCTCCACCCAAAACTAAGGTTAAGATTCCTGAACTAGAATTACCACCATAAACATTATCAAACCATTGTGATCCTGAGTCTAAACTAGGTGCAGTTGCAATAAGTCTTGATCCTCCTGCGTCGAATACTGAAAATGTATGGAAATGTCCCATGAGTAGTACATCTGTATCTGCAACCATAGATCGTGCAAGTGATTGATTAGCTAACCAATTCTTAGATTTTGCTTGATGATTTGTCCCACCGGTACGCATTTGATGCCCATGTGCAAGAGTTATAATAGTATCTTGTAATTCAAACGTCATACTCAGATCGTTTTCCGGTACAAGAAAGTCTATTTTCTTTTTATAATCAGGAGATTCTTTAAATATTTCTGCAAGTTCTTCTAGTAACATTACGTCTTTATTGTCTCCGAATGATGTATAAGCTTTACCATTTTTACGGAACTCGCCATGATTTCCAGCTATAAAAGCTGCTATTGTTTTATCAAACATAGGAACTAATTCTTTCATTAAGGTGTAAACCATTCTCCTAGCTACCTTTTGTTGTTGCCTATGATCTAATATAATTGATGATTCTTGCATCGGATAGAATCCACTGCAACCCTCGACAATATCGCCCAATCCCGCTAATAATAACTGATCTATTGGCTCCGTCTTTCTGATCTCTCTTATTTCATCTTTGATCTTAGGAATAGCATCCATCCATCTTTCTACTGTTTGATCTGTACCCTCTTTACCAATTTGAAGATCAGAAATACATACTGTATAGACTTTACCTTTCTTTAATTTAGTTTTTTTCTTAGGTATCTTTATTTTTTTAGTTTGATTGAGTAGTTTCTTAAAATCTTCATCTTCCATGAATTTTTTAGATGATACGATCTTTGCTTTAAAATAATAGAATCTTTCTACATTACCTGATCCCATATTATTATCCCAAAAACGTATTTCTGCAGTGCCCGGAACTACTTGATATTTATGTGCGTCTTTACCAAAATATGATTCTAATTGTTCATTCCAATCAATATTGTTTGATTTCTGTGGAGAAGAGACTATCTCTCCTGATTGTTTTTCCTCTGAAAAGTACCCTGATGGCTCGAATCCCTGTGGATGTACACGTTTTTTCTTTTTATAAGGAGATCTGTCATAAACAGACTCTTTAAAGTTTTCTAAGTTATTTGAGGAGTCCATCTCTATAATCCCTGAAATATCGTCTTACTGTGTTGTAACTAAGATGTTTAAAGTGTTCAAAGTTTAACACTAAGTATTGAGCAGCAATAGTGTCTGATATATACTTTTCTTTAGCTTCTTCTGCTATTTCAATGAAAATAGATCGTGCATCTGAGTTATCTAAAATATAACGTTGAGATGCGAATTGCCCTGTATTTCGCCCATGTTTATTTTGAAATTCTTCTAAAGAATCCATACTACATGTAGTATATACTCTTTATTTAGTATATTCTAGCTTGGTTTTGGATTATCGTCTTTAACTTTTTTGACGGCTTTATACCATTCTCCGGTTTTATCGCCCTTTGAAGATGTCATATCATGGAATAACATATCAAGTTGTTCTCCTAATGCTGGATAACTTTCCTGTCTAGCTCTTGCATATCCATTGTCTTGTTCATCTAATTTAGACTGTGCTAAATCTTCTATTGCTTGATCATACTCAGCATCTGTAAACTCTCGTCTTTCATTATTGACTTGAGCATACATTGGCTTTGCAGCTTCAATCTCTGAAGTAGCTTCAGTTCTAAACTGTTCTATTGTTTTAATCGCCATAGTCCTCCTATCTTACTATATATTTCTTATACTTACTTCTTTAAACCATATAAAACAAAGCTACCATTATCTATGTTGCCACTATCCATAAAATATTGCAGACCATTTACTGTACTTGTAGAAGTAAAAACTCCACCACCTTGTTGTCCTAGTAATTCTGGTGTTGAATTAAATTCTGCTACTTCTTTTGTCATAAAAGTATATTCTGATGAATTGTTAGCATTAAAAATATATTGAACAAAATTTGAACTTTCACCTGTTCCTGTACCAATATTAGTTCCCATATCCCAACTTGTTTCATTAGTTGCAAATTGGTCAGCAAAAGAAGAATTTGTTCTTAATAATTTACTTGCCCTATCATAATTTGAAGTTGTATTTGGTGTTGAACTTTCAGTAACTCTACATTTGACATCTTCTACATCTGTATCACATTGTAAATTACTTACCTTGACCATATACACATCATAAGTGCTATCAATACCTGTTAAAGATACACTTGATACTGCTGAACTAACTGTTGTTTCTGCTATTTTTATTAAGCTACCACTCATTTGACACCATATATACTTACTTGTACAAAATCTATATTTGAAAATAATAATTGTACTCCAGAATTAGACTGTGCTACTTTATGAACACCAATATGTTTTGAGCCATATAATGCTGTGTACCATTGTGCTATTTGCCCTGCAACAAAAGTATAAGATGAACTTGAAAATGGATTATATATAGTAATTTTTCCACCATTATTGAAATCGCTAGTATTCCATAATCCAAAAACATTTGATAAAGAAGATGAGTTTGTATATCTGTTTTGACTAAAAGCAGAAATAGAACTAATCATAAGTCCAGCACTATCATAATTACTTGTGGTATCAGCAGAGCCATCACTAGCTTTTAAAAATCTAACATTTAGATAAGCATTAGACCCTAAATCTACTTTTGGTATGTACAATTCATAAACATCATATTCTGCTGAAAAACAATCTGATATATCCAATGTTGATACACCACTACTAGCAGTTACAGATTTTATAAATTGTAAATTAGTAGCCATTATGAGTATTCCTTTATGCCATATAACGATATAGTGCCACTTGTAATATTCCCACTTTGCATTAAAACTTGTATTCCTGTAACTGTGCTTATTTGTGGTAAAACTCCACTTCCAAAATTCATATTTCCATTAGGAGAGGCATTTATTGTCATTGAGTGAAAAGTTAAAAAACTGTATTTTGAACTGTCTGTTAAATTATAAAAATATGTATAACCATTTGCAGTTTCATTAGTAGCATTACCTAAATTCATTAAAGTATAAATTCTAGAGTTAGCTGAACTTTTGCTTTCCCCAAAACTTCCTGCAACATTTCCATATTGATAGGCATATTGGTAAACACTTGCCCCTGCTTCTAAAACTTCATTTTCATAAAATCTAACATTTGTTAAAACATTATTAGTTGCTGAATGAATATCATTAAAAGTCATAAAATGAACATTGTAAGTTCCTAAGTTTGTAAAATCTACTGTGGCTACATTACTAACAGTTTGAGTTTCAATTAATTCTAATTGTCCATAGTTAGTATATTTATCTGCTCTTGTTAAATCATAAATATCTTTAGGAGTAAAAATGCCGGTATTTGATCCAAAACTTTGTTCTGGGCTTTCTGGTATATATCCAAATTCACTACTCATCTAAACCACCTTATACAATGTAAATGTGCCACTTGCTATGTTGCCACTAGAAAAACTAAAGTGTACTCCATCTGTTGCTTGTGTTTCTGTCAAAACTGCACCACCCTGCCTACCTCTAAGAGCTTCTGCATACATAAAACTTGCTTCCTCAAAAGTGCAAAAACTGTATTCACTAGAATTATTAAAGTTATAAAGATAAATAATGTTTTGATGAGTTTCACTTGTGTTAGTTCCATTTTGAATAAAATTTATAGTGCTACCATTTGTTGCAGAACTATTCCCAAAACTACTATCTGCTCTTAATTCTTTAGCTGCTCTGTCATAATTGGTTGATGTATCAGCACTACCGCCAACAGTAAATCTTAATTGTATATATGCTGCGTCAGTTGCAGGTTGCACATTATTTAAAGCAACCATATAAACATCATCACTATCTATGCCTGTTAAGGTAACAGTAGCAGTTGCACTTGTTACTGTTTCTGTTGCTACTTGTAATAAACTCATTAGCTATCAACTCTCAATCCATAAACTCTTAAATTTATATTGTCATAAGTGCCTGATGATGGAAAAAAATTAATTCCTGTACAAGAAGTAGCAGATTTTAAAACTGATATAGATTTGTAACTTTGATTGCCACCTGCAGGATATCTAAAAACACTTTGTACTTGTGCAAAACTATATGATGAACTATTAAATGGATTATATATATACATACTTAACCCAAAACCCTCAGTTCCATTATTACCAAAAGACGCACCTAAAGCAGAACTTCCATTTGTTGCCTTACCCTCTGTAAAACCTGAATACATTGGCATAAATAAACTTGCATAATCATAACTACTTGCACTTATAATACTGCCACTAGAATTAATAAACCTATAATTATTATCTGTTGCAGTTGATAAATCATTTGTTGTCATTGATAAATAATATATGTCAAAATCAGCACTAAATACATTTGTTATAGATACACTTGCAACAGAACTAGCAGTAGTTTCATTAATTAATCTTAAGTTACTCATATTTGCTTTATTCCATAGAGTTTTGCAGTTCCACCTGTAAAACTAGCACCTGCACTATTTAAAACTTGTATAGCATTTATTGTTTCTGCAACTGTATAAACACCACCACCAAAATACATATAAATATTGCTTGGTGGTGCTTGATGAGTGATAAAACTATACTTACTTGAACTACCTAAATTATATAAATATACATACAAACTATGTGGCTGATTTGCACTTGAAATATTTAATATAGTAAATCTATCTGCACTTGTACTTTGATTTGCACCAAAATTTCCCTGAGTACCACCATACTGAACTGCTCTTTGATAATTAGAAGTTTCATAACTACTCCCACTATCATTTGATAATCTTATTTCACTATACATTTCACTGCCACTTTCTATATCATCTAATTGAAGTAAATGTACATCAAATCTTTCTTGTTGAATACTTGTAAAATTACAAGTAGTAGCACCACTAACAGATTGAGATTGTATAAGTTCTAAGCTACCACCCCAACTACCATCTTTAGTTAGTTGTAATATTTTACTAGGTGTATATAAACCTATATTCTTTTTCAGATCATTTGGTTGTGTGCCTATGTAACTCATTTGAGTCCTTTAGGTTTGTCTCAGAAATGATACATTGAACTCACAACTTGAAGCTGCGGAACATAGTCCTTGCAGTTTATCTCCTGTTTCAAGAGTTATTTTAGAGTTTAATTCAATAGTTGTTCCAAACGGAAGAGATACATTGTTAAGAATATGTCTTAATGTTCCACCTGACTTTGTAACACTAAGATCAACAGTAACATCTGCACTACTTGAACTGACGTTAGATAATAAAATACCTATTGCAGTTTCAGTTGTTGATGATGGTACTGCGTCTATTATATCTCCAGCACTTGTGCCTAAAACGCCTTGAACGCTATGAAGCGTGTCTGCCATTGTCTATTTCCTTTCTTTCATTACGATAAAGCCAATACTAAACCGAGACTAACACCAGCTTCAGCTGCAGCTGGATATAAACTAAGTTTACCATTACCACCCATACCACTATGGTTTGAACAATAATAATAAAGAGTTTCTATTGTTGATCCTGTTGCGGTTGAAACTCCCATTGTTTCAGGAGTAATTTCTAACTGTACATAAGCTCCTGTATTACCACCGGTACTGTTTGTAGTAACGTTTGTAGTAAATTCTGATCCGGAGTTGTGATTTCCGTCTTTTGTTGTTGAAAACTTTAAGTTATGTCCTGACAAAGATCCATCTGATATATCAAATCTTATTTTCATGCCGAATGAAACATCTAATGCAGGAGTTTTAGTTCCTGATCCTGTATCAGATCCACTCAACATGTAAAATACATTTTGACTTCCTGATCCATCATCTGCTACTTTTACTGTAACATTTGTAATTAAAGAAGTTACACTTGCAAGATCTGCAATAGTTTGTGCAGTTGCTTTTTTAAGATTATTACTATCTGAGACATCTCCAAACAATAAAACATCAGAAGATGCTATTGTTCCAGCTGTTGCTAATGATGGAGAAACACTTAAAGATGGAGTTCCTGTTGTAGCACCACCTGCTAAACCTGATGTTGAAGATGTGGTTATTCCCTCGATATCTCCCGATTCTGCTGCTATCCAGCTGCTACCATTCCACGCCTTGATTTTGTCTGCTCCGGTATCATAGAAAATAGTGCCTTCAACTTTATTTGTTAATGCACTGTTTGCTGCACTTTCTGATGCAAATATAAAAACTAAACTATCTTGTATGTCTTGAAATCTTGATTCTGTTACTAGATCTCCGGTAGTCCAATCAAACCATCCACCTGCTGCCATAATTCTCCTTTATTTTTTTAAGTATAACTTATGTTTGTGTCAATTCCCAACTTTGAAACTCCAATCTGCCATGCACCTGTTTCTGCTGGAGAAAGACCAATCTGCCATGTCCATGTTTTAGATCTTGAATCTACACTATGAACAATGTTTTCTATAAACAATTCATAGGTTTCAACAGCACCTGATGGAGTTGTAACTTTTGTTTCTACAAAAGATCCTATATCTAAACCTAATGCTTTCGGCCATAAAGAAGTATTAGTTTGTGGACGAAATTTTAATTGTCTTACAGTTGTTTGAGGTATGTCATTCTCTACTACTCTTTGTTTAGCTATTGATAAAACATCTGAATCCTGAATATTTAATCTGCCTGTTTGACTAAGTGAATGTGTTCCAAATCTTTGTACTGAGTCATCAGATACTGCAGACTGTTGTGATCCACCTGTTCTAGTTAGTAATACAGTATTTAATATTTTTGTGTCATCAAAAGAAGTAACAATATCTGAATAATTAAGTTCTCCTGATCCCTGTCCGAATGTAGCTTGTGAAGTCGTAGTATTTGTCAAACGAAAGTTTCTATCTCTAAATGTTGCGTTTCCGTTTGCAGCTATAAAAAATGTACCATTTTCTGCTCTTTCTACTGATTGTAATGCTTTTAATAATGTTTCTGTTGTTGCCTGTGTTTGTACTTGTAATTGACCTGTTGATACTGATTGATCTGTATATCCAAAAGAATTTAGTATATTTGTTACTCTTACTGACGATAATTCTTGTTGTTGTCCAAAAGCTAATCTAGTTGTTTGTCCTAATAGTGATGATCCTAATTTCCACCCTACTGAGTCTAAAGTAGCGTTATTTAATAATTTAAAAAGATCTACTGCTTTTATATTTACAACAGAATCTGCACCCTGTCCTCCATAAGTAACAGGAAAACTTTCTACAAATCCTGTAAATAAAGTATGTGTCGTACCTGAATATGCAGCTTTTATTCTTATTCTTTTTAATGGTTGTACTTTAGATCTATTGTTTGTTGAATCGTAGAAAAAAGTTGTTTGATTCGGAGAAAATCTATTATCTGAATTATCAAGTTGTATTATTGCAGTTCCTGGCTGGAACTCTTTTAAGTTTGATGCTCTTCCTCTACTTGTTTTAAAACCTCTTAAAAAACTTGAAACATCTGTATATGTCTGAGAAGAATCTAAAGGATTAGAGTCAAAAGCAATTTCACAGGTTAATGTTACATCTGAATCGAAAGATACAGACATTATTCAGCTCCTGAAGCTATCAATCTTGAAAAGAATGCCGATCTTTCTTCTGCGGTCTTTGATGTTTTTACAACAATATCTTCTATTGCTTCTTCTCCTATTTGTACTGATACATCTATTTTTGGTTGTGATTCTTGTCTAAAAGTTGACACATCAGGCTCAGGAGTAGAAACTATGTCCGGTGTTTGTGATTGCACAGATAAAGCTGCTTGTCTTGATCTACTTTCTACTAATGCTAGTTGATCTTCAGGTAGAAGTAATGATTGAAACAATGAGTCAAAATCAACATCATTTAACTTATCTAAAGAATCTTTAAATTCATTTGATTTATCTATGGATTTATCAATAATATCATTTCCTATAATTAATGCCTCATTTCTTTTTTCTACTGCTAGTTTTTGATTATCAACTGCAGTTTCTAAGTTTCTTTCAGCTAATTCTAAATCTTCTCTAGCAGAAATTAATTGAGGAGAATCGTTTATCAATTCAAACTCTGCTTCAGCTAACTCTGCCTCAGCTAATGCAAGATCTAACGTAACGTCTTTTCCTTTTTCCTGTGCATCTGTAAGAAAACCTATTCTAGTTTCTAACTCAGATTTTCTTATAGCTGCCTCAGCGTCTGCTATATTTTCGTCAATTTGTAACTCATTTAATCTACTAGCTGCCCTATTTCTATTATCAGTTGCTGTAGCTACATCATCATTTGCAGAAGTAATTAAATCTAATAAAAGTTTTCTATCACGTTCTAATTGCATGTTTGTCATAATTAATGCATTTGATTCTCCAAATATTGGATGTAATTCTTTTTCTAATACAGTTCCCATTTTTTTGAACTGAGTTGTATTTATTAAAACTTGTGATCTATTTTCTTGAATGTCACGTGTAAAACTACTGTATGCTTTTCTCATACCCGTAACTACATGCATTAAGTCCTGTGAAGTACCAGCCGCATTAAATAAAGTAACTGAGTTTTCATTAAGGATCTTATTTTCTTCTTCTAAGGTATTATTAAACTCATCAATAGCGTCTTTACTTCCATCTATTACTCTTTGTCCTAATATATACCTTGCTATAAAATCAGTAAAAGCATCTCTTCCTTTGTCTGTTAATTCTGCTGTTGTAGTAATTGCATCTCCGACCAATCCAAAAGCACCTACAACCAAAGGAGAAACATCTTCAACAAATTCATTAAAAGCTCCTAGTATTAGTCCTGCTGCAGGTAATAGTTGATCTCCAACTTCCTCTCTTAATTCTTGTGTAGCAGCTCTTGTTGTAAGCATTTGTGCAGCAAAACCTCCTGCCTCTCTTTCTGCGTTACCAATTTGAACTGCAGCTTTTTCAAATAAAAGTTCTGAAGTTGCTAATGCTTTTTCTTGTCGTGTTAATGCATCAGCAGAACTTTTTCCTGTCATAGTAAAAGCTTTTGTTTGAACTTCACTCTCACTTATAGCAATACCATAAGTTTTAAGTGCCTCTCGCTCGCCAACAATCGCACTTTGAAATGCACGAAGAACAGGCTCTGCACCAGCTGTAACGTTGTTGAAACTAGCTATATCTCCTGCAAGACCAAATAAGTTTGACGAAAGATCTGCGGATTCATCTTGTGTAAACCCCATACCCTGTGCAACCGCACCGAATATACCAATTAACTGTTTAGCTTCAGAAGTAGTTAAACCAAACAAGTTTGCATTCTTTGAAAGTTCTATTCCTAAATCTTCTGCAGCGTCTCCAAAAGTAGTACCAAAAGCACCTGCTGCCTCTTGTGCAGCGCTAGCTGCTGTTATGGATGATAAAGCAAAATCTCCAAGTTTTTTAGCTGCAAATATAGATGCACCAGCAATAGCTGTTTTACCTAATCCGGACATCCCAGCAGAAAACTTTGCATTTGTTTTTTCAGAATTTTTAACTGAACTATCTAATTTTTTTGATGAATCAGATACCTTATCTAATCCTCTTGATGTTTTATCTACTCCGGAAAGCTTTAGAATCATTTCTAGTGTTGCACTAGCCATTTGTTACCCTCTTAACTTTCCTTTTGCTTTTGCCTCAGTCATTGCTTTAGCTTCCTTTTTATTCTTATCAATATAGTATAACTTCCAAGACTCAAACTCCTTAACGGACATCTGTTTTCTTAACTGATCTACTGTCATTCCTAGATCTAAAGCTAACTTAAATTCAAAAGCAATTTCTTCATTATTCTCGAAATTGATCCGCTATATTAGCTTGATCCTCCTTTGTCCATGCCATACATTTATAGATCCCTATAAGAATTTGATCTATTAATTGTGGAGTTGCTTTTGTATAAAAATTATTGACATCTTCTAAAGAATCTAATTCAGGATCTATCATTCCTTTTAAAATTAAATATTTTTCAAAAAGAACATCGTCCCTTATACCATCTTCATTTTCAGATAGTTCGTTTATTTCAACTGTATCTGCTTTTGTTAATCCCTGAACAACAACAGATTTATCCCATTGTTTGAGTTCTACTTCCTGAGTTTTTAACGCAGGAGGATTAGATATGTCATCAAGTTTTAATCTTTTCATATAGATCTCCTTTTATTGTTAATCTATATTTTAAGCAGTTCCCTCAGTAACATCGCCTGAAATTTGAAAAGCAGCGCTAAATCCTACGGCACCTGCAATATCAGGTGTTCTATCGTAAGATGTAAGAATTGCTTTTCCACTAGCTTTTGGATTACCTGAGGTAGTTCCTATTGGATAGAACTCAAAATCGACTTCTGATCCAAGAATACCTGTAAGATAACCATTAACAGTTGCATCAAAAGTACCTGTTAAGGTTATTGATCCATCCTTTAAGCCTGACACGAATGCTTTACTCGAATTACTGAAAGCACTTACCTCGCTTACATCAGCTGTTCTTGATACTGCTACGTCTGTAAGAACATTTGATACGTCTCTAATTGTACCGCCTGAATCATCGAACTTGAATGCTGCATTCTTTCCGTGTGTAAATGTTGGCATTATTCTCCTTTATCTTCCATGTCCAAAACTGATCGCAACAGTAAAACTAGGATTTGTACCTCCAATAGTTAATACCGCTCTTGCGTATCTTGCTGGATTACTTGTATTTGTCTTAAATTCAGATCCTACTGTTGTTAACTGACTAAATGTTATGTAGTCCGAAAACGTTGTATTATCTGCACTTGTTTGTATTTTGGCATCTAATGTTGGAGAAGTACCACTAACACTTGTTACATGAATAGCTGCTCCACCTCCATTTGTACCTGCTGCTCCAAAATCAACTGAGGTTTCAGTTGAAGTAGTAGTAAAAGCTGCTGGAGCAACTAAACTTTTACCATCAAAAGTATCTTCATTAAATTGGAAAGCTACGGCTACTGCTACGACTCCTGCTATATCAGCAGATCTGTCATAAGATGTTTGGAGAACAGATCCTAAAGTAGCTGGATTTCCTCTTGTATATCCACTAGGAGCTATTGAGAAAGCAGCCCCTGATCCACCTAATTGAGCTAAATACTCAGCATCTGAATCGGGACTAGATGTTTCAAAGTAACCGCTAGCCGTTGCATTTCCATCTCTAAGTCCACTTATATACGACTTAGAAGAACTTGAAAATGTACTTGTTTCGCTTACATCAGCAGTTAATGAAACAGAAAGATCAGTAAGTGTTGTACTTAAATTAGTATTATCAAGTAAGACTACTGCATCTTTACCATGATTAAATGTTGGCATTATTCAGTTACCTCCCACGCTTCATTTTCAGGAGTTGTAGGATCATCTGATTTAAAACTCCCATCTTTGTTTCTAGCTCTTTTTTTAGTTTTTTTAGATTCTTTTTCATTATCAAATTTTACAGCAGCTTTATTCTTTATCAAACTTTTAGCGATTTTGTCATCAACTTCAAGAATGTCTCCTGCCTCTACTCTCTTTTCTTCCTTTCCATCCGGAAAGTTACTTCCAATTAATATTTTTATTTTCATCCTATAACCTCAACTATAAATGTAACTCCAAGAAAAGAAGTACCCTGAGACACTTCATATTCTCCATAATCAGTTGCACTTACTACTCTAACAGACATTGCTGCACCTCCCAAAGTTATATCCCCCTCGATTGCTGCCTTTATACTATCTGATCCGGAACTTGCTAAAAATGCGTCTAAAGAATCTTGAGCAGATTGTGCATCTACTTTTTGTATATAAAGAATTACAGGTATTTCATAAGTGTCACTACCTCTTTGCATTGTTGAATCAAAGTTAAGTGTATTAAATGGAGCAATAATTACAGCTGGAGGATCAAGAAAATCCGGAACTATATCATATACAGTAAGACTAGTAATAGTCTCTAATCTTGTTTTTAATCCATCTCTTATACTTGTAAATGTTGCCATTATTTTATTGACCTCGCTATATCTTTTGCAATATTGTTCATCATTTTATCCAAATCTTTTTTAATCTTCTTTTGATTTTCAAAAACAGTTCCACCAATAAATGGTTTCATCTTTAAACCTCTTCTTGAAATAGCTCTAGCTACTAAGAAAGCATTTAGTTTTGGTGTACCTCTTGCAGCCCATTGTGCTAATGAAGATCCTTTTTGATATGGAGGAAAAAATGGTTTAGTTCTTTTGACCGGTCTAAAACTTCTAAATATAGGTTTACCATGTAAAAATATTGCAGTTCTTGAATCGGATGCAAGTTTTATTCCTGTACTCATTCTAAGTCTATTTGTATTACTTAACTTAGCTACAAAGATAGAATCTCTTGTTTTTCCTGTTGATTTCTTAGATTTAGAACTAGGAGATGGAGGTAGTCTTAATCTGTCTTTTGATTCTCGTTTTAATTCTTGACCTAGTTTATTGAAAGTTTCTAATGATCTTTTATTAAATATACTTTGACTATTAATCGATTTACTTAAATCTAAAGCACCATTGATTGTAAATTTCATGCTCCATAAACCCTGTTCCTATTTACTTGTGTGATACCTACGTATGGTCTCCCACTAGCTAGAGTTATAGTAGATTTTTTAAACTTTTTACACAAAGTTTGAACATCAGGATCTAATTCAGATAGAAATATTACAGGAGCGTTACCTGTTTCAGGATTACCTGAAAATCCCATCGGACTGTTCTTTCTTTGAAAAAACCTAGACGCTTGTATTAATGTTGCTTGTGATATTGCTGGTGGTACTGTATTTGATCCCTCTTGTACCGGAAAACCAAACTTTGCTGTAACTTTTAAACTTTTTGGATATGAAGTAGGTAAAATTTTACCACCATTCTTTATTGCCATTACAATTTTGTCATGTGGCATCTTTGGATCTAGTTTATCAGCATTATGAGGATAAAGATAAAAATCAGTTCCAAGTGTCAATGTTTCGTGATCTGTACCATCAACGTTTAGAGTTTTTACAACTAATCCTGTTGTTGTTGCTATATCATCAACATAAGCAAAATCAGTAAACTCACAGTCATAATGACGATCCTCAGTAGAGGATGTTGCGTAAAATACTCTATTACAAAAGTCATCAATAGCAGCAGATGCTGCATCTAATGCAAAATCTAAGTTATTATCTTGTCCCGATCCGGACATTCCTAAGAATGTTTTTAACTCAGTTTTATCTACGTATTGATGACTCATCTAATTCCTCGTCTAAATCGTCTAATATTATTTCGTCAAACCACAAAATATTATTTATTTTCTTTTGGTTTAACTGCTTTTGTTTCAGGTTTTTTAGCTTTAGGCATTTCTGGAACAGGATCTCCGATACCTGCTACAAGAACTCCGGATGTGAACGGACATTCTTTACCTTTTTGTAATTTACCTGTTTTGTTATCTTTCCAAACTTTTTCGTTTTCTTTTTCGATAAGTTTCATATTTTTCTCCTTTACTTGTGGTAAAGCAGAGTCGATAATTTCATTACTCATAACGTAACTATGACTCTGCTTTTCCATAATTTTATTCTATATCGTTGATTCTTGTGAATGCTTGTGGTTTATACACGGCTAATGCATAACGTAATGATGCTTTAACTGTAAGTATATCTTTAGCGAAGTCTCCATCTGCATTTGAATCAGATATGGAAATTTCCATTCCTCTTCTAAATACATGATTGGCTGCTAGTCCACCACCGAATGCACCTACGACAACATCGATTGTTGTAGATACTGCTCCACCGATCTGAGATGATTTAGTTACAGGTAAACCCCATATAGTAGGTGTTCCAGCTAATGCGGATGCACCTAGCATAAAGTTGTTGTTTCCATCAACTTGTGCTACCAATGCGTTATAAGCTGCAGGACTCATTAATACTGCGTCCGGTGCTAATTTACCATTGATCTCTACATCTTTGATACCATCCAAAACAGTTCTTAACTTGCCACCAGCAGTTGCAGGAAATGCTCCAGCAGTGTAAGTGATTGTGTTAATGCCTGTTTGTTGTGTAAGACCTTTAATCTCAGGTGCTACACCACCGCCGATTAGGAATTGTTTTTCTAATCTTTGCATAACGTGATTAGCAAGTCTGCCATCAAAATATGCTTGTGCTCCTGCTTGATCTTCAAGTAACTCAGCTGTAATAGGCAAAGTTGTGATGAATTTTCTCACAGGTGCAGTAACTGCGGTATATGTGAATGCATCTTCTCCTGAAGCTGCACCCTCTGCTTTTTCAGCAGCGTTATTGGTTGCACCCTCTTGTAAGAAGTAGTATGTTGTTTGATCTGTATTTATTGAATCAACAAGATCTAATGCTGGATTAGGATTTGGCTCTATTGCAGGAATAACCTGTTGATAGATTGTATCTCTATCCCAAACAGAAGTAGTTACAGTTGTTTTTGACTCGAATGGAATATTCTTTAATCCATGATCCATAAAACTCTTATAAGCTTGTGATTCTAAGAATTGTTGTCCTAGTGATTTAGGAGCTTCTACTGATTCTTCTTGATAGATAGGAGCAGTTTTAGCAACTTTCTCTTCTACCTTTTTATTATTGGATTTTATTTCCTCTAATGATTGAATTTCAGTAATTGAATCTCCAAGTTCAGCTAGTTCATTATTTCTTCTTTTGATCTCTTCTTTTTGATCGGAAGATAATTCGGACATTTCTTCAACGGAATCAAAAATTTCCATTAATTCATCAGATTTAATGTTCTTTTCATTCCTTAGTTCTTTTAATGTCTTTGACATTATTAGTCTCCTTTTATGTTGTTAAAAATGTTCTTTTGAACTTCCAAAAAGAGTTCGTCATCGTTTATCTGATCGTTACCATGTGTATCTAAAACATCATCCAATCTATTAAAGATTGAAGTCAATCCCTCTTGATACTTAGTAACAAGATCAGTAGATTTTGAACTCAATGTCTTTTTTTCTGAGTTTCTTAGAAGTGCAAGATCTTCTATTCTCTCCATAAATGCTTTTACCTCCTCTAAAGAAGATATAGCATGTTCTTCAAGTCTCATACCCTGTTGGGCTGTTTCTCCGATACCTGCATCAGATTCACTTGAAATCTTATCTCTATACACCAATGTCGTATCTTCATCTGATGTATGTTCTTGACCTGTTAAATTTGTATAATCACTCATAGACGAACATGGCATATAAAGTGTTTCTCCATCTACCTCATGTACATGATGACCGGAACAACCTAGTTCTTCAGCTCTTTTTTCTGCCTCTTCCATAGTTGTATATAGATCATCTCCTAAAGCACGTTTTTCTTCTGTAACTTCTTCAAATTCTGTATCGTGATCATCTATTTTTTCTTCTTCTTCAGGATCTTCTTCCATTGTGTCTAAACCTGATTTTAGTGCTTGAACGAAAGAATTTTGTTGTGATCCAACTAATACAGGAGATACCTCCCATACTTTTACATCTTTAAGAACTCTTACAGGAATCTCATCTCCTTTAGAATCTTTTGCAGTTGAGGTTTCAGAGTCCATTACTTGAAATCCGTATGAAAACTGTTGCATATCTTGCATTTGTTTTACAGTTTCATAAGCTTCTTTACCTGCTTGTGTATCTAAAAAATATCCTTTGAATACTGCTTTTTGATTATCTGACTCAATAACACCACGACCAATTACTTTACTCCACTCGTGATTCCAAACTAAAGGAACTTTATTTCCCTCATATCCGGATTTAAGTGCTCCTGATTTTGTAATATCATTATCTGAATCGATTGTATCAAATAAAGAAAAAACAGCCTCTAAATATCTTTTATCTCCCTCTTCTTTTAATTCAATAGGAGATTTCTTATAAACCAAATCTTTCGGTTTTTTCATTTCGTTATTCATCTATTACCTCTACAAATGCCTCTGTACATCTACAATTTATAGTAAGACCAGCCGGAGCTTTTGGATCGCCCGGAAAGTCTAACTTGATTCCATTATACAGATAAAAACTATCAGCCGGAACTCTTTGATTATCTAATATGAAATGAGACTCTCTTACAAGTCCATCTCTTTGTGATACCCATTCTTTTTCTAAAACTTTTCCTGTTGATTTTGCTGCTCTTTGTTGAGACCAACTACTTGCTTTTAAAACTTCTGTTCTAGCAATAGTTCTTGATCTTTTTAGAGATTGTCCACCTAATTCAACATTAATTTTTCTTGCTAAGTTATCAAAGAATTTATCTCCCTGTGGTGTACCCGCTACAGGCTTTACTATTCCTAACTCTTCAAGTTCTTTTAGACTATCTTTAACTATTGTAGATATTCTATTTTTTGTTGTTTCATTTAGATCTTTCATTACAGATTTAGCATTTTCTTGTAAGAATCCAGCTGCTTTTCCATCTTGAAATATTGATCCAACAGCCGGAGGTATTTCTCTTTGTCGTCTATAAAATCCCTCTGCTACAATACTATTTATTGTTCTGCCTTGTGATGGAAGTAATGTTCCTAATGTAGTAAATACAGTTCTGATGGTTTCTTGTTCGTCTATCTGTACACCAAGATTAACCGGATCAGCTGCTTTTCTTTCTTCTTTCTTAGGAAATAAACTGTCATAAGTTCTAACAGAAAAATCATCTGCTAAAGAGTAATACAATGGTAAAAACTGTTTTTCAAAATTTGTACTATCTATTACACTTTCTATTCTTGATTCCATATTGTTTAGATCGGAACTCTTTCTTATTTCTTTTGCAATTTCTCTTTTCTGTCTGTTTAATTCTTTTGCATATAGAGTTTCTAGTGTCTGTTCCCATCTACGTCTAAGATTATCTATTTCTTTCCAATACATTTGTTTTTCTTCTTCTGTTTCTATTTTTTTAACGTTTGGTAAACCTAAAAATTTAACTGTGGGATCTTGCCATCCATAAAACTCAAAACTTAGATCTTTCTCAGCTTCTAATTTATCTACTTGTCTTTGTGCCCATTCTTGTGCTCTCATCCTGTTTTCAGTAGTTAGATCTCCTCCCCATAATAACCATGCAACCTGTCCTGCAGTCATATCTCCATCTCCTCTAAGAAAGTCTCTAGCACCTTCAGAATCTAAATCAACTTCATGTCTTTTAAACCATGCAGACATTAAACGTACTTTTCTTTCAGATATTTCTCCATTCGCCATTCTTCTAGCTGCAGATATTGTTGCATCTTGTAGTCCATCTCCTGCAAACTCTAAATTATCTAATCCTCTTTGTGCATTCCTTTGAATGTAATCAGGAACTTGATCTATTTGTTTTGTGTACTTTGGTTTCTTCTTAGGTTTCTTTTTTGGTTTCTTAGGTTTCTTTGGTTTTCCATACTTTTCATCACTTGCGTTTGGATGATTATCAGGAAGTAAATCTGTATCGAATGGAGATCTAGGAAACTTTCCTGTTTTTAATGCTTTTAAGAACGCGTTGCACCGTGCTAATGCCCATTGATCAGCAGATCTAACATTTCCTCTAACTGAGCCCGGATTAGTTCTATAAGCACCAACTCCTCTTTCAAAAACCTTTCTTAACATTCCTATCGTTACTCTGTACTTTGGATCTGAATCATTATGTTCTTTTACTTTGTCTTTTAAGATCTTTTCTACTCGATTAGATAGTTTCTTTTCTTCTTGATCTATTGGTTTTATTACTTGTAACTTTGATACTTCAACTGTTACTGATCTATCTGTTCTTTCATGTGATCC